CTACAATCATCAATTCTTTATTTTTCTCCATATAGCAATGCTCTGTTGTTCTTGTAGATATAATCTTCTGCGAGTAAGTAGTTATGAGATTTAATGAAGTTTTCAATTATGTACTCAATATTTTGTTCGTAGAATTCTTTTGTACATAATTTTAGTTTATCTTTTAATTCCAAAAGATCGTCGAAAATTATCATTCCTTTGGTATTGAAAAAATCACCTATTGATGGACAACCCCAATAAATCGGAACCGTACCAGACAAGAAACAATCCAATAATTTTTCGGTAAAGTAATAATCTTTTTTACAATTTTCAATACAGAAGCTATATCTATAATCTTTTAATGCTTCTATTTTCTTTTTTACTGGATTATATCCACTACCATAAACATCAATATTCTTACCTGAAGCAGATATAATTTGATGGCGTAACTTATGACCAGATAATTCACGCTTCCAAGAAGCTATAATACTGAAATTCTTAGACTTTTCATGAACCTTTATATCTTCTTCGTATAACCAAGAACCTCCCATTGGAGAGAATTTAAATACGTTATTAGTATCTAACAGTTCTTTATCATGAGTAATAATATGCTTAAACCCACTGAAATTATTTTTTATGTAATCGTAATGTTTTTTATGATACTCCGGAGATTCGATAATCCATCCGACATTATTTTTACTATTACTTCTGATTAAATTAAAACTAGTTTCGGTGTATACGATTTGAATATCGTTGTCATTTTCTGGTGGTTCGAAATTCCATTCCATATATTTAGAATGCCTAGCAATAGGAGAAGGATTCATGGTATACAACCCATGTTTAAAAATACTATCTTTAATGAACAATACCTTTTTCATAATTCCAATTTTTAATTTCTTCTAAAAGTTGTTGATAACTCATTTTATGAATTTTTATATATTCTTTTTTATTTTGTTCGTTATATGGATTATAATCAAAAGAAGTTTCTTTTCTTTCATGAGTCAAATGAAATATAGGAGTATTAATTTTTCCAATTCTATATTTTAATTTTGTAAATCTTTCGAAAATTTCATTATCTTCATACCCAACACCCAAGAATTTTTCATTTGCGCCTCCACCTTTCCAATAAACTTCTCTATTAAAAAACACAACTCCTCCGACATTTTGTGTACTTAGAAGTTTACACTTTTCTTTAGTGATACTATCTAAATTTTTGTCTTCGTTTATTTTACTATGGTATTCTTTCGGAATATCATAAAAATGACCATTATGTGGATATACTACATCAATTTCATCGTTTAATATCAACGATGCACATCTTTCAATAGTTTTTTTATTTAATATAATATCAGCATCGTAATGTGCTACTACTTTTCTATCAGACGCACTGATTCCATAGTTTACTGATTTTTGTCTATTGAAGAATTCCGAAGTTTTTACAAAAACATGTTTAACTCCTCCAAGTTTCATATCAATCTTGGAAACTTCATCTAATTCAGAAATAATAATTTCAGAATCCGGAAAATTATATCTCAAGTTATCTACTGAAATTTTTAAATTATTTAAACGGTCTTCGCTATCTATTTTTAATCCAATTATAAATGATATATCTTTCATAATTATTTTGCTTTTATTATTATATTTTTATATTTTGAAATTCCATCCATATAAAGTTTTTCTACCATTTTTCCGTAATTATACAAACCTTCGTTATTATGAGTTGCTTCTGGATCAACATCAATGTTTCCTTCTTTCTTTCCAAATTTTATCGTCCTCCAAGACATACCTTCATAATGTTTATAATAGATATTTTCTAATTTAACATCAGCAATTTTTAATTTTGCTTTCTTAATATCTTCGAAGAAACTAGCTCCTACATCATATATAGGAGATCCGTCTCTTTTGATTTGACGTTCGTAATCATAAAACTTAATTCCATTTTCTTTTACATTTTTTACATTGATAAAACAATGCCAAGGATGAACTCTGTTATGAAGACGCTTTCCTCCTCTGTCTCCACAGATTTCTCCTAATAATGTTAAATTAGCAGATTTGAATTGTTCGAAAATATCTTCGTGATTTTTGAGAAAAATTACATCGGTATCAACCAATAACATGTAATCGGTTTTGCAATTTTCTATCAATTTATCTACTGATGGAGCATGTAATCCTCCTTTGTTTCTAATAAAAGATACATTATTTTCTTTTAAAAGTTTTGCGGTATCTTCATTTGAAGAATTTTCGCAAACTAATACATTTGTACTATTATGATGACTAAAAAAAGAACGTAACATCGTTAATGTTACATCTGGTGTGTTATAAGAGCACGTAGCTAAAGTTATATTTTCCATTTTATTTATTTTTGTAAATATGCTTCAATTTATTTTGAACTTGATTTATATCAAGGGAAGGTATCTTCAAAAGTTCCTCTCCGTGCTTTTTGTAAAAATAATTAAGTCCTTTTTGTACAGTTTCTCTGTGTTTTGGTGAAGAAGAAATAGTACTAGTACTTACAGACCAAGGAATATCCGATAAATATTTGTTGGAATTTGCTATATCAGCAAACCACCAAAAAGGTGGATGCATATCATTTTTGATCACATTATAAGTATGTTCTAAATGCTCTGTAGCATTAAAGAAATTCTCGTCCATCAATCCCACTTTATCTAAACATTTCTTTGTATAAAAACAAAATGCTCCAACACAATGCGGATAAAGTTCTATAGAAATATCATTCTTATAATCAATTTTAACTCTTGGATTAGGAGTCTCCGAATTTGGAAACTTGTTCATCAATCCATGCTGACTATAATTGAAGTGTTGAATTCCCGTTTCAGTCGAAGCTTTAATATAAGCTTCGAAAACATTAGGATCATTTATAATGATGTCATCTTCCATCAAAAAGATATATTCACATCCTTTATCAAGGAGATACTTCATTGCATCATTCTTGCTAATTCCAATACCTTTGTTGGTCTCGTGTTGAATTAAATTAGCATTTATACTGAAATCATACGGAGTTCCGTCGTTAACTACTACAAGTTCATTAATTTTATCGTTAGGAACACTAGAGAAAATCTTTTTAAAATAATCCGGACGTTTATACGTCATTATACCTAACCCAATTTTACTAGACATAATAAAATTATAAACTAATATGTATATAAATCAATATCAAAAATTATCAGTTTATCTAAATAATTAAAATGGCTAATGAAATTTTCATAAATATCAAAGATTTACCAGAGATTACCGAACCTAGTAATGGAGAATATTTATTAATAGAAACTTCTACTGGTACTCATATAATAGATTTTGCTAATTTCATTATACCAACAGCAAATACTGTTATCACTACTAATGTAGAACAGAACACTACAGCTATTTTAAATCTTTCTACAAACTATACCGCAGCAGATAATTTACTATCTGCCAGTATTGATAGTAATAGTTTAAAAATAGAAACACTATCTGCTTCAACATTGGAACTATCAGCTAATTTAGGTGTTTCGCAAAATACGTATATTGCCAAAACTCAAATAACAATACCTCTTAATGCTGCACAGGGATCAAATATATTATCTCCGCTTTCTACTTCTATAAACTTGGTCGAAAGTGATATTATTATCACTCCTGCTAACGGTTATGCTACCAAACAAAGTGCATATGTAACTGATATAGATAATGGAGTAGTAACAATTAAAGGTAATTTTTATAAATATTATGCTAATGTCGCGTCATTAAATACTAAAACCTTAATCACGTTTGAAGAAGGTTTTGCTGAAGAAGAAGCAATTTATAATGTGATTGCTATTAAGAAAGTTTAGTTTTCTTTGCAAATTCTCTGATCATTTTTTCTTGTTCTTTGATCTTCTTTTCTTTTTCGTCTTCTTCTACTTGTTGAGAAATGAGACGTTCTAGATCTTCAATATTTTCCGGATTTAAAATCGAATCGTCTTCTTCTCCATAAACATTACCATTTTCATCAAGATATTGACGAATCAAGAGAATACGTTCTTCTGGCTTACCGAAAATTTCAATAATAGCAGGACAATCATCAGCAGAAAAGAACGGAGTCTTTCCTAATGAATGCTGGTATTCATACACCAGTGCCTTGAAAATGTTATCAATTTCCCCAATATACTGAGGATCAGTTTCACGCTTTCCATTGTCTATAATTTCTACTGGAGAATGTTGCGTAATAGGAATGAAAAGAACCAAATCAAGATGTTTTAGGGATTCTTTAACAATAGGAATCATTTTATCGACAAACTGTTTATCGATATTAGAAGTTTCCATTTCCGCAGCCCATAAAGTAAAAACCAAACAATCTAATGGGTTACGATCAAAAATAATATTATCATTCTTGGAATACTTTTGCATTTCGTCAATCATATGATTGAGAATAGCCCATTGTCCTTCTTTATTACACTTCTTGCTGTGCGGATAATTACCAGACTTCAGAAGATCTCTATACGAAGATTCAGGAGTTTTATAATTAGGCCAAGCTCGTAAAAAGTCGTTTACAAGTGTTGTTTTACCAACATTGATACTTCCAGAAATTCCAATTCGCATATGTTATTATATTAATACTAAACTTCTGGATTTTCAAGACGTTTCTTTCTTGCTTTCATCTTTTCAAAACTCTTTTGCAATCCCCAAATATCTCTTTTTGTATAATTACACAAGGGATACTTATGAGCATCTTCAATTTTAGCCCAAATATATCCATCGTGTTCATCACTAAGCTTAACAGGAGAAGCATAGGCTCCTCCCTTATAAAGGCAAAAATTAGGCTTACAAAAAATAATTTTAGACCAAGAAATGGTTAATCCAGTCTCTTCGTTAACTTCACGATTCAGTCCTTGAGTAAAGGTTTCGTTATTCTTAATGTGTCCACCGGGCAAATGAAATTTCTTCAAATGCTTAGACATTAATAGAAGAACCTTATCTTTATTCAAGATCAGAATCTTGGCAATTTTATTCGTATCATTATCATCCATGAATGGATTATAACAATAGGAATGAGAAGAATCAATAGATTAATCTTTTTTCTTATAAATTTCTAACTTGTCTACAATAAATTTAAGAATTTCAGATCTGACAATGTCTTCTTTTCCTAATTCTACACAAAAAATACCATTTTCTCTAGATTCTTCATTATTAAATAAATCATACATAGGTTTAAATCCTGATTTACTTTTTTCTTTTAAATCCGTTTGCATAGGATCTCCACAAAAAATAAATTTACTAAAATTACCAATACGAGTTATAATTGTAGTAATTTCGTTAAATTCTGCATTCTGCATTTCATCTGCAATAATACATTTAACATTAAAAGAAGAACCTCTTAAAAAATTAATTGGAATAGCATGAATTCTTTCTTCATTCATTAATTTTGTGCAAATGCCAGCGGATGTTAATTCCTCCATTTTGTCCATAAGCGGAGCTGCGTAGGGTTCCATTTTCTGGTCAGCTAAGCCGGGTAGATAACCCAATGATTTTGAGGCACTTTCGATTACGGATCTTATATAAATTACATCACTTATTTTTTTATCATCTAACATTTTTAATGCACAATATGCAGATAAAATAGTTTTGGATGTTCCTGCGGGACCACTTAAAAATACAATTTTAGTCTTTTTGTCTAAAATTAGATCTATAATTTCCTTTTGCTTAGGAGTCCAAGGCAATTCTTTAACTTTTAGTTCATAGTTTACCTTATCTCTTTGAAAGACATAAGGCGATTCTTTTTTTACCTTTTCAGGCTTGAGTTCTTCAAACCCATCACTGTTTCCACTCTTACGAGTAGAGCGTTTTTTATTGCTCATCCTATAATTATTTATCGTTTTTTCTCGAATTATATCTACTCCAAATAAACATCTTTCAACTCCAACAATTCTTTCATAGCATCTTCTAAAGAAACTGATTTTACTTCAATTTTCTTATACTCTTCTCTAGTTGGCTTTGTTTCTTCGAATTCTTTGGTCAATTCATTTATTTTAGAAAATACACTATTTTCTAATTTTCTAAAAGCGGGATCTCGTTCATATACCGCACCAAATGACGAACCTCCCATACTTCCTGCTCGTACAGATCCTTTAGGTTGTACTTGATTAGAATATATTCTTTCTAAACTAGGCTCCATTCTTTATGAAGTTTTTTTAGGTTGTCGCATTGGATCATACGTTAATATAATTTTTTGATTTTTTTGCGCTAACATAAAAGTCCATAAAATCTTTTCATCATTAAGATATGATTTAGAAGGTTTGAATAATGCTTCGACTTTTTGCACTAATACTTTCCAAACATCTTTTGATTTAACTTTTATTGCTTCTTCCCCAACTTCTTGTTTTTTATTATTTTCTTCTTGGATTTTTTTCTCAATTTGAGGAATATAAACAGCTTCCATATTGCGTATAGGAAGCTGACGATTTAAATCGGTTTGATTAATTCCCGATTTTATAAATGTTACGATTTCTTCGTCAGACATTGTTGCTTCATAAAATAAATCTAAAAATTTATTATTTGAGTAATTTTCTTTAACCGAAGATCTTAATTGCTTCAAGAATTTATTCAATCCTGCATCTCTTTCTGCTAATTGTTGAAACGTTTTACTATGTAGACCATATTTTGCTGCTGTAAATGTAACTGGTTTATTTACATCAAGCCAGTCAGATTCCAATTCCGAAATTATTTGCCCAGATTCTGTTTTATCTACAGGTTTATCACCATATCCCACGAATGGATTAAACTTCGCATCTTTAAAAGGGCTTGCAATATCATCTTTCAATTTTCTTCCTACTGCTTTTATTGCTCCTCCTACTGCATCAAAAAACCCTTCGTTTTGTAATGTGTATTGCTTTAATAACTTTTCGTAAGTTTTTTCAAATTCTTTCTCTGCCAATACAAATCCTACGTATTCTTGAAAGTGAGTAATTTCTCCGTTCTTACATGCGGCAGGATCTACTTTCATAGTAACCTTTAGCATTTCGTGCTTTTTTTGTATAAGATCAGAAAACTTACTCATACAATTATTTAATTTCTATCGTTGCTTTTAATGGTTTCAAAAACTTCAAACCTATTAAAACTTTCTCGTCGTTCTCTTTTCTATTACCAATAGAAAACTTTACATTTTTATGTAATTGTTTTTTAATTTCTATATCAAACGCTACTACTGGACGATCTTCGTGCGTTCCTGCGCCCACATTCACTTTAATAGTGTCTATAACGGGCTTTGTTATGGTTTTACCATCAAAAGTATCAAACGATACTTCTTCTCCATTTATAGAGATATTATCTCCGTGTAAAACACAATATCCATCATTTCCACTATCTACTTTAGCTTTATAATTACCAACACCAAGAATTTTCACATTTTCTTTTTGTGAAAATTCTTCAGTACTTTCGTAAAAATATCTGCTAAATGATATCATGTTTAAAAATTACCAGTAGGTGATGATCCAGTAGATGGTTTAATCATTCTGCCAAGTTGCATTCCAGCCTTTAATGTTTCTCTAATTTTAGGATCTGTCTTGGCTTTCTTCAAATTTATAATTTCTAATTGCTTCTTCTTTTCTAGCTCATTCGCTGCTTTTTGTTCGTCTGGAGATAAAGGAGCGGGTTGTTGTGGAACGATAGCCTCATCAAAGATGAAAAGTTTAAGATAATCGTTTACAATGTTATCGAAAGATTCTTTTGCTACGGTCTTCTTTTTGGACTTCTTTTTCTTTTTACTAAGTCCTGCTTTGCTATAAGCAATCGCAACTGCTTGTTTCGGAGGTTTGCCAGCTTTAATTTCTGTCTTAATATTCTTTGCGATGGTTTCCTTGGATTTTCCTTTTTTGAGTGGCATAACCTTATTTAGTATTTTTCCAAGTTTGAAAGAAGCTTTCGCCCATAGTTTCTGAAGCAGGTTCGTACAATCCCTTACCAAGATTAGAATTTACTACTTGTTCAATCGAAGCCAACTTGGCAGTATAATCCGCACCGTTTAATGTAGCTTCTTCTAAATTTTTGATAAATTCTTCGAGTTCTGGCGAAAGTTTAGTTTTTTCTTTATCAGTAGATGCTTCGCGAATGTATGAAATTATGTTGTTGATGATATCGTACACCCTTCTTTGGGATTTATCAATCATTTCTTGCATCTGCTTTGCCTGATCATCTTGTTCTGGCAATCCTTCCTCCCCCATTCCAGATTCTACAGGGGTTTTTGGCTTTTCGGGTACATTTTGACCCTGAGGGACATTTTCCTGTTCTAGCAGCGTATAATGTTTTTCCAATAAATTTTTGAAATTCATAAAATTATTTATGCAATAAACTTTTTAAACTCAAATCCGACGCAACTTTTTCACCAAGAAATCTAAGATTTGAAGTTTCACAAAATTTTTTTAATTTTTTGTAATTTATACTTTTTTTCACTTGCAAAAATTTCTTCAACGAATAAATAAAATTGTTATCAATTTCAAAAATCGTAGAAATATTAAATAAAGAATAATTAAAAATTTTGCTTGACTTATTTATTATTTTTTGTAATAATAATATACAATCTTCTTCTGCATATAATTTATCTAAAGTTTTTAACTTAATTTCTGGATTATAAATTAATATATTATTATAATCTTCTTTTAACTGTTTAATTATTTCTTCGTTGAGAAAATGAAATATTAATTTATTTAAATCTCTGCTATTAATTTTTAATTTTAAATTATTATTATATAAGTAATTACCTATTACTGTTTCTATATTCTCTTGCAAAAGATAATTTAAATTTATTATATTAATATTATATTCTTTAATTATTAAGTTTAAGAACATTTTATTTATTTTAACTTAAAAAAATTATTTGTCAAGTAAAAATTTTAATAAATTTTATTCTTTTTGCAAATTCTTGATTACTTGGCGAAACTTTGTAACTAGAAAAATGACAGAGTGGGAAAATATTCCAGAAGACGTAAATAATTGGTTCGGTTTTGTGTACTGCATTGAAAGATTAAATGCAAAACAAGGAGAGAAACGTTATTACTGGGGATGTAAGCAATTTATACGAAATTCTAAATTGCCTCCTTTAAAAGGCAAAACTCGCAAAAGAAAAGTAGTAAAAGAATCCGATTGGAGAAATTATTACGGAAGTAGCGAAGAACTAAAAAAAGACGTAGTACTTCACGGAAAAGAAAACTTTAAACGTACAATTTTAAAATTATGTACCTGTAAATGGCAATTAAAGTATGAAGAACTTAAAACACAATTAGAAAATAATGTTTTAATAAGAAAAGATGCTTATAACGGCATTTTGAATGTGCGTATAACTTTCTGTCCCAAGAGTTTATATGAACATTATAACATTTTATAAAGTATTTTTTAGTTTTCTTTTTTGTGGTTTTTTCTTTTTACCAAGAATAACTGGAATTCTATTATCTCCCGCAGCATATTCTTTATTTTCGTCTGGATTTAAGACGCTTCCAGCTCCTCCAGCGGTCATGGTTTCCATTAATTTATGATATATTTCATCAAATCTGTCCATTGAAATATTTAATGATAATGCTATAATTATGGTAAGATGAGTCTGTACGATAGATATAAAAAAGAAATTAAAGAAGAATTAAAAATTGATCTTTTTAATATCAAAGATTTTGCAATGTTGGCTCCTTCCAAGAAGCATTTTTGGGCAGCAAGACTAAATGATCATAGAATTGAAATTCAAGATTTAAAAACTAAAAAAGCAAAAATTATAAGAGCATTAGTAGAAAAAGCAGATCAAAATTCTCCCGTAAAGCTTTCTAAAGTGAATCTTGAAAAAATGGTAGAAGACATGCCAGAAATTCAAGAATTAGACGCAAAAATCAAAGAACAAGAAAGTGTCATCACCTATCTCGAAGACGAACGTTGGACCTTTTCAAAGCTCACAGAAGACATCAAAAATGTGATTGAAATCATGAAACTTGAACAACTATAATGTTAAAAGTAGATTTTGATACTAAAAAAGGAAAAGGAATTATTTTTGGAGATCGTCTTCCAGAAATAAGAGAATATTTTTCTGTTGAAAATCCAGCAGCTAAATTCAATCGTTCTTTTTTTGTTCCGAAACGCTTATATTGCATTGCTCCAAATGGATACTTTGATATAGGATTATCTCATGAGATAAATCAATTTTTAGAAAAAAGAGGATACAAAGATAGAATTGAATTCACAGAAGAAGCAAAAAAAGAAATATTTCCAAAGTTAGATAAAACTCTAATACAGAGATTAGCATTAAATCTTCGTGATTATCAAGTAGAAGCAGTCTCTAAATGTATGGAAAGCGGAAGAGGAATTGCAGTAATGGGAACCGGAGCTGGAAAAACTCTCACAATTGCTACATTAATAGAAAATTTTTATCTTTATTCTTCTGAGCTTAAAAAATTTAAGTGTTTGGTTATTGTTCCTGACTTAGGTCTGGTAAATCAGACGTATACCGATTTTGTGTCTTATAAAACCAGCTTTACTTGTTCTAGGTGGACTGGAAGTATCAAGCCAGACTTTTCTTGTAATGTCATTATAGCAAATATCGATATTATTA